TGGGCACCATGTCGGATGTACTTGTCGAATGCCTTGCGGTACTCGTCAGAATCCAGTTGCTCGGCTTGAGTCGTTGCCTGTCGTGATACTCTCGCTTCGCCAGCATTAGATGAGAGCATACTCTCTGATCTTGCTTGCTTTTCGCGTCGGTCGATTGTTTCTGTATACGCGTCTACATCTGTATCGATGCGGTCGTATTTCTGTCGTTCTTCGCCACTTAATGGGCGACCTTCAGCGTCGGCGATATCGAGGATTTCTCGCATCTCGCGGACGCCCTTTGCTCTGAGCTGTTTCAGCTCTGTTGTTGTTTGTTCAGCCATTTTGGCTTCCCCTTAATAAAATGCGACCCTTGTGGGTCTGTACTGATAGCACGAAACCGCGCAGAAGTCGCATAGGCGTAGATCTGTCTAGGTTGTTGGGTTATCCGCTCCAGAATCGCATCGGCGTAGACTGTGGCAAGATTTCCCCCTGTTACATGGTCAACGAATAACTCGGCAGTTTATTGCCAAGAATTAGCCCTGAATCTCTTTAAAAGTAGATCGAATCTGAGCCGGCGATTGTCACCCTTTTCGTCTTTTGGCATCGATCGCATCGCCGCAGTTGTATCGGGATAGGCTGGATAGGCGACGATACTGACATCGTACAGATCCACGTCGGATATGTGCCTGGTGTTCCGGCCTTCGTTCTTTTCCCATCGGTCGCCTTTGACTGTGAATCCGAAGCTCATCGCATCCAGATCACCACGCTCGATTAGGGTCGCTAGATCTCTACCTTCCTGCGTATCTGGCAAGGTGATTCTAGAATGGAGCCCTCGGCTATCTTCTCGAAGCTCTAGCGTTCCGTTCTTGGTCCTGCCGATGATCCTACCGCTATCGTGGTCGATCAGTGCCCTGACATCTTGGGACTCTTCCAGGGCTCTTGTAAATGCTCCCGGCTCGATGACCTCATCGAATCGTCCCAGATTTGTCTTGCTATTGAATACGCTGGCGTATCCCTGAATTACGTTCTTATCTTCCTCATCGAATCGAAACTCGGCAGCCTCGAAGTTGATCGCTCTTTGCTCGTTCATTGTATCCCCTTTATGATCTTTCCTGCAAAATCTTCCTCATTGTCATCGGACCCGATCCACTGATCTACGGCATCTCTGACGGTTATATCTATACTCCTGCTATCCATGCCAGCCGATCCACAGACCGCCTCTATCGACGGTGATAGTATTTCAAACATCAGACCAGGAAGCTCTTGCTCTCGCCACTGCATACGCCACTCGCCATAATGATCGCCCTTACGTTTGAGTGCCTGTCGTTCTTTGTTTTCTTGTAGTCTCTTAGCCCTGACGAGTGCCTCTGCAAGTAGTGGTTGCTGCCAGCTTCGCTCATCTTCCTCTGTTTCGGCTTCGCCGGCTACGGTGCCCATGTTGAGCGGTTGGATATAAGTATCCCCAGAATCACCGATTCCCGATCGATTTTCCAGAGCCCTGATCTCATTGATCGACATCCAGCCGGCCTCTCTTGCTATTCGATATGATTCGTATCTTGTCTTGGTATCGCCTCGAAGTAGACCGTCGACCTGGAACTCTGGATAGTAGTCATCGCCCTGGAAGAGCTTACGACTGATCTCTTGCTCCCATCGGACCAGCCAAGGTCTGAGGGTGTGTGTAACAAACTCTATTTGCTGGTGTTCGATGTTGCTGAAGGTTGCAGCGTCCATCGAGCCGAGAAGATGCTGAGGTATCCCAAACCATCTTGCGATCTCTTCCACTTGAAAGCGGCGAGTCTCTAGGAATTGTGCATCGTTCTGGCTGATCGATAACTGGCTCCATTTCATACCCTCTTCTAATAAGGCGGTAGAGCCGGCTTTTCCAGATCCACCATGAGCCGCTCGCCATGATTCTCGAAGCCGGTCGCTTGCATCTTTGCTCATCTTGCCTGGGTGTTCCAGGACCCCGCCTAGTCTCGCCCCATTCTGGAAGAACGAGCCGCCAAACCTCTCGGCAGCCATCCCGACCGCGATCGATTCTCTGGCCAGCGTGATGATCGACCTTCCCTGGATCCCATCGAAGCCCTGCCCAGCAACGTGCAGTACATCGTCTGCAGCTAGTTTGACTGTTTCATCTACGACGTATACCACTCGCCCCATGTTATCTACCTCGATCTTGATCCGATCGGGTGTAATTGGGAGTAATGCGGAAGGCATTCCAGAGCCATCTCTTACGATTTCAGCGTATCCATTGCCCCACATGAGACAGTGACCCATCATCGTTTCGCGTAGGCTGTAGCTCGTCATGTAGTCATTTGGACGGCGTGAGAGGATCGATGCCACAGGGTGCTCTGTCGCGCGCCTCTTGCCGTCCTCTTGACGTTCGTAGGTGTGAAGTGGCAAAGATGCCACAGCCTCGCTCAACAGTCTGACAGCCGCAAAGACTGCCGAACTGTTGAGGGCTGTATTCTCGTTTACTGTTATTCCGCTCGCAGTTGGTCCACCTGTCAGGGTATTGACCAGCCACGTCGCAGGATTCGCTAAGGTTGCTCGCTCTTCTTTTCTTCCGAATAGTCCAAACATCATAAAGTGATTATCCCTCTGTTCTCGTAGACACTTTCGCCGTCGTCGTTATCAGCTGTCGCTCTTGCTAGTGCCATTACCAGCGCGACTATGCCGTCTATTTTGCCTGTAGATTTTTTCTCATTCTTGGTCGGTTTGATGTTCCCGGCTGGGTCTGTCTCGATCGCCACATTGGAAGCCATCCAGCGAAGTACCGGATTATTGTTGTGGTGCAGTTTCTTGCTCATCACCAAACTCTCCAGAAACTTACTCGGAGCCGACATCGATCGGTAGCCCTGCCCAAACATGACCATAGTGCCGAGCGGCAATTCACCGTCGAGCTGCGTCACGATTTGCGTCGCGTTCCAGCGATCGACCGCGATCTGTTTAATGTTGACCTCTTTAGTCAATTCGAGAATATCTTCTCGGATCTGGTCGTAGTCGATCACGTCTCCAGGCGTCGCTGTTACTAGTCCCTCTCGGATCCAGGCTTCATACGGTACGCGGTCCTTGCGTTCTCGCCTGTGGGCATTCTCCGCCGGTATCCAGAATCGACTCATGACATCGAAGCCGCCATCGTCATCTTGAGCCACCATCACAAAGGCGGCAATATCTGTCGTACTCGCAAGGTCTAGCCCTGCGTATACGGCTCTTTCACCAAAGGCGGCAAATGGGTCGGCTTCGTCCCATCGGTCCATCGGCAGCCAGCGTATAGCTTGCTCAGTCCATTGATTGAGATGTAGCCGGCGGAATGTATTCTCGTAGCTTGGCAGCTCTGCCGCCTTCTTTGCTTCGATCTCGAGATAATCAAGACGTATGCTGTGACCCAGTCCTGGGTTGGATTTCTCCCATGATTTCTTGCATTTGAAGTCGTCCTTCTCGTCGCAGCCGTAGATCACTGGCAGGAATGTCTCGTCCTCTATGATCCCATCTCTCACCTTGCCGGCGTAATCGTGTACCTCGTAGCAAATGCTGTTTCTGTCGTAGCCGGCTGTTGTGATGGCGATCGTCAATGGTTGAACGCGAGCCCCGGTGCTTGTGGCCAATACGTCCCATAGGTCTCTATTTGGCTGGGCGTGCAATTCGTCGAATATGATCGCCGATGCGTTCAGCCCATGCTTTGTGAAGGCGTCGGCTGAGAGGACCTTGTAGGTACTCGCTGTTTTCTCTACCGCTATTGATTTTCTAAATGTCTTAGAACACGCTCGCAGTACTGGCTCTGCAGCCACCATCTGGGACGCCACGTCGAACACGATCGATGCTTGCTCTCGCTCGGCTGCTGCTGAGTAGACCTCGGCTCCCGCCTCTCCATCTGAGAAGAGCATGAAGAGTGCGAGTCCTGCGCAGAGCGTAGATTTGCCATTCTTGCGTGGGATCTCGATATATGCTGTGCGGTATCTGCGTGTCCCATCTAATCTCTTCCATCCGAACATAGCCCCGACGATATCCTCTTGCCAATTATCTAGCTCGAAGGGTTGCCCAGCCTTCTCGCCTTTGACGTGCGTAAGACAATCCCTGAAGAATCCGATTGCCCGATCTGCTGCGTCTTGGTCGAACCAACATTCTCCCTTGGTCGCATCTGGATCATAGCCGGCGATCAGATTATGCGATATATCTGGATTTGTCATCGGTTGCTGTTTGTTCTGGTACCTCTATCTTTGTTCTGCTTGAGGGTGTCAGCCCGAACTGCTGGGCAGCCTGGTGTAATCGCTTCCACGCCTCGTCTCTGATCGATAGCCAGGGACTCTTCCGCTCGAAGCCGTCTTTGGTAGTCTGAGTCCTGCCAAACTTGACGAGGGCATCTTCAGCTTCTTGCAGCTCAGCATACGCCTGGCAGTAGACGGCGAACTCTACCTCGTCGGCTTTCGTGATCAGTCCGATCTTGAAGAGATCCACCGAGAGCCTGAGCCACTCAGCCTGAGCCACTTCGCAAAGCCAGTCTGGCATCTGTGCAACGCCAGTTGGCTTGGGCTCGTTCTTGTTCTTCCGCTTATCGCGGGTGCCATGCACCATACGAAGGGCTGTAGGTTTTCTGCTTGGTCCTGGCATATTGTTACTTCATGTTACTAGGTCGTTTAGTTTGTATCTTGGACACGTAAAAAGGTGGC